TTCACCATTTACATTATCAGTTCCAATATTAAAACCACCATTGGAATCAATAGTAAAATAGCCGATTGTAACTGTATTTGCTGTCTGTGCTATTGATGCTAAATTAAGTAATGCATCTTGTTCATTAACATGCTGTGTATCACCATCAGCTGTAGCTGTTACTACCCCAAGTCTATCAATTTCAATGCGCCAGGCACGCCATTTATCAGCATCAACATCACCATCATCACCGAGCGTTATTGTAGTATCTAAAGCTATATAGTGAATCTCTCCACCAATTCTGTACTTTATATTACCTGCACCTGTTAAAGTAGTTGCAGCTCCGGCAGATATTACAAAATCTCCACCAATGACACCGTCTGCTTCATTTACAAAATCAAGATAATCATTTAAATTATCATTTGAAGTTTTACCAGTTGCATGATCTGTTCTTAACTCATTGACCGTATCTCTAACTTTTTGCAAAAAACGGACCGCAGCACCTTGCCACACACCATTTTCTTCTATATCCTGTCCCATATTATTTCCTCCTGAAAAATAGATACAACAAGGGAAAGGGAAGGAGATGTAAAAAACCTAACCCTTGTTGTGCGTGTAATTTAATTAAATTATGTTCCTATTCTTACATATTCCGCAATTATTGTTACTACTGCAGTATTCAGATCATTATCCAAAGTGATATCAATTGTATCAGCTGCAGCATAATATTTACCTACACCTAATGCATCTGTAGCTTCTAATGATCTTGTGATAGTATTAGCAGCTGCATTAAAATCTACAGCATCATCATAACCATTAGGATCATCCCCATCACCAATATCGTTTGTTGAAGTTCCACCTTCAGCTGTATCGATTTTAAGAGTTACTTTTGTGACAACCATGCCGATCCCAACTTTTAACGCCTGAACAACATCTGCTGCATCCGCGTTTGTATTTGCAAAACTTAAAGTGTTTTGGATATAACCGGAATAACCTTTAATTATTTCATGCTCCTGCTGTCCAGTTATAAAACTTGTAACTGTAGCCATATCTTATCCTCCTGATTAACTTTTTTTATCAAACTTTCAGCTTATTTTACAGATCTGAGATCTTAGTTCTTGCTACATATACTGCTGCTGAACCATAGTCTAAGGAATCAAATACAGGTTTTGCAACTCCTGCAATCATTCCCCAACCAAAACCCATCTCATCATCATAATCAAACTTTTTCTCAACTATCTGTTTTTTCTTTCCCCAAGCCCAAGTAAGAGCCTGTGCTCCAAAGAAAGTACATTTTGCCCCTGAAACTGCAGCTCCACCCCAAGTGGTAGTAAGGTCGATGTTTTCATGTTCATGAACTACAACATTATCCCAAATACCTGCTGCTCCTGTGAAGAGTGGATTTTCTTTACCTCTAAGCTGTGCTTCTCTTACGGCCTGTGCATATGTTGAATCATTCTTCAGGTCAAACATAACATCAGGATGCACAAGAAGTACAAAATATTTTTTACCGTTAATTTTAATTGGTCTGAACGGAACCTGAGATCTATTTCCACCAGTCATACAGTAAACTTTAATAAAACTTATTAAAGATGGAGTAAGTATATCTGTTGCGGTAACACTTGCTGAAGGATCACTCGTACCTTTTGAATTTTCTCCACTCTGTCTGGAGAAATATATTGTCGGACTTGCTGTGATCGCATCAAAAGCAAGCTGGTCAATCTTTTCAGACCCCCAATCAACAAGGGCATCTTTTGATTCTTGGCTGAGATTAAAAACCGATCTCTGTCTATCCATTGCACCAGCATCTCTTACAGCATGTCTATACTGTTGAAGAGTTACAGTTGACGAATTAGTTGTAAGAGCTTCTTCATTACCTTCTAATGGAGTACCTTCTGTAACTCCAGTGCCGGACAGTCTCATTCTTATCCCATACGTAATTCTATCACCTTTGGTTTTCATTAGATCTGATTTAACTTGAACGGCGACATTTGAGCCTTCACCCATAAATTTATTCCAATATGATTCTTTTACTGAATCTCTATGTAATTTCTCAGAAATGAGTTTATTACATAAAGCATTACTGGTAGTTATACTAGTTTTTGCCATAACAAAGCCTCCTAAGTATTAGCAGAACGAAGAAGCTTATCTGTATGTGCCTTTAAATCTTTCTCTGACAAATTTGCAATTTGAATATCCGTTAAATCGCTTACATCTAATTCAGAACCACCATCACCACCTTCTGACAATGAAGCTATTGAATTAAGTCCCTTTTTAGCTGCGTTTTCAATTTTATCAGACACATTAGATATCTTTTCGTTCATCTGCTTAACTTGTTCTTTTAATGTTGTATTTTCTCTTTCTGTCTTAACCCTGCGAGCCAAATTAATAACAAAAGAAGGGTCTTTATAAAGGTTTTGTTCAAAAGATTGTCGGATTAAAGCCTCGTCTTCACCGGTATCCGCAGCAAAAGTTTTAATCATATCATCTTTTAAAGAATCAAACTCAGGGATTATTTTATGGATTGTTTCTTTATTTTTAAATTCAATTTCTCTATTTTCAGCTAAAATTGTATTTTCCTCTTGATCTCTTGAATTTAAAATTTCATTAACCGTCCCTTGAGGGTCTTCAAGAAACTTTTCAACCAATTCTTCTTTGTTTAGTTCTGGTTGTTTAGTTTGTTTTCTTAAATCACCCAATTCATTTGTTTGTCTCATGATAAAATTATTTTGATCATCATTTCTTTTTACCTGCGCGGCATGCTTTTCATTTAAATCTGCTAAATCTTTTTGTAAGGACTCAAGAGTAACCGGTTCTGATTCTTCCTTGATATCCTCTTTGTTAGTATCCTCTTCCTCTTTACCCTGTGTTTCATCCTGCTTTTCTGGCTCTTTAGAAACCTCTTCTTTTTCTGTATCTTGGATGGTGGCCTGGGATATAGCATCCTGCATCTCAGCATCACTAAGATTTTCCAAAGGAGTGTTTTCGTCAATTTCAACGATTTCTTCGGTTTCCACTTGTTCTTCTACTGCTACTTCTTCTGCCATTTTCTTCCTCCTGGGACTCTTTTAAAAGAGGTGTTCCCAATAATATTTGTGCTGGGATGCGTTATTGCATATAATCCAGCAATAAAAAAAGCCCGACTAGCAACTGAACTTAATCAGAAACTAGTCGGGCTTTCTAAAGATCTCTTTCGAGCTTAAAGTCTTCCGACGATATCTATTTAAAATTTGGTGGAGCTGGTAGGGCTTTCACCTACAATAAGTATGCATAACCTATTGGCCTCAAAAGCACAGTCCCATATTTAATTATATACACATAATTAACAATTATTCAAATATTTTTAATTTATTTTCTGTATCCAATCTTACATTTGCAACAATACCCCCATTGTAATTAAAAGAAATATTTATCTTTCCACTATAGTCATCGACATCAAAACCCATTTCTTTTAACACTTTTTCAATTTTTCTAATTTGATTCTTCTGAATTTTATTTGTCATATAACATCCATTGTCTTTGAAAATTTCCCCAATTTAACATAAACTCTTGTTTGTTTTTTATATCTGGTCTTGTAAACTGAAAACAAAAAATCAATACTCAGTATTTCTATTAAAAAATAATATTTGCAAAAATTATCAAAAACATTTTTATTTAAATAGAGTACCATCGTTACTCAGCTCCTTCAATTGGTGGCTTTTTCTCCCTTGCCATTGCTGTTTTCTGCAGCTCAGTATCAAGCTTAGCTTGCTCTGCCTGTCGATCTTGATCCTGCTGACCTCTTATTGCATCGATTACCTTCTGTTTGTTTGGCAAGGATGACATATCAACAAGAACATCCGGTGGTATTGGAAAACCTTGAGTTGCCAGATTAGACCAGACGAGAAAGTTTGCATGCATAGCTGTTGGGTTATGAGGAGAAAGTGCAACAGTAACATCATATTTACTTAAATCAGCTTCATTAAATATCTTAACAATATCCTCAAATGAATAATCCTGTAAAGTTGGCTGTTGCCCATCAATCGCCGGGCCAACATTAAACTTATCTTTATTCTCAACTCCCATAACAACCCGTGCAATTTTCTTAGGATTTTTTAATTTCTGTAATAATTTTAAATATTTTACCCCTACACATGTTTTAGCAATATCAAAATTATCATAAAGATATCCATTCCCTTTAAATGTTGAAGCTCTTTTCTCTGCAAGTGCTACCCCAGACTGAGTACCTGTACTTGCGGATAAGGATTCTTTATTAATATTCATAATTACATTCATCTTATCAGAATTCATAATTTCAAGCTGGATTAACCCATTTGGGAAATTAACACCATCTTCTTTTACAGGTTTTTTGCTTAAGTTATCGACCTTTGCAGTCCATCCAGGGGTAGAAGAGTTATCTTTCCATTTTTGTTCTTCCTTAGGATCTACAAAAGTATCAGCGTCGTAAAACCAACCATAAGGAAGCATCCTGGTAACAACATCCATAAGCTGAGAATGTCTTTTATTTATTTCGTCCTGGACTCCCATTGCAGGCTTAACTTTCCCCCACCATTTTTCACGTCTTTTTTTAGCGTATGCAGGAGTGAAAGAAAAATCGTCAGTAAAAAATTCATCGTATGCTTCAGACAACAAAACATTTCCTGCAACAATGATTTTTTTCATTCTATATTGGACTCTCTCAACAACTCTCAGCCCTTCAATTGTTTTTAATTCTTCAACCTGTTTATCTTCAAGATCTACTGCAGGATAAAAGAAATCATCTTCAACATTAAAAACAATTTTAATTCTTTTATACTCTTTTTTCCAAAGTTCTCGAAGCATCACAGTTTTTTGCGCAATATCCGCAAACTGTTTTTGGACTTCAGTAAAAGTCATTGAATTTGTTGGAGAAGGGGTATAATCATCATCTGGTGGGAGTGTGCTACTCTGACCATCTGCATCAGATGCTTTCATAAATAAATTATCAATAGAATCAGCCTTTTTAGGCCATTTTTCTTTAACAATTACTTTCGGTTGCCATTTTATTTTAAATCCATAATCACAATCTCTTAGTAATTTATCTTTATGTGGACCAAGACGAAATTCATCCCAATAAGCATGAGATACTTCAATTTCTCCCTCTATGTCTTTATCTGTATTAACAACAAGGTCGAAAAAACCTCTTCCCGCAATAGCTTCATCATCAAAGACTTCAGTTTCAGCAAGTCGAAAATATTGATTACTTAAATCCTTATGAACATAAATTGTTAAAATATCTGAAACCTTCTGGTCCCCACCCTCAGTAGGCATAAATCTAAAGTCGGTTCGTGTTTCCCTTTGATGGCCAGAAAGTAAATCTATTTTTGGCTCAACTTCGTTAACAGTTATAGCCGCTCTTTTTTCTCCTTCAAGCTTACTTTTTAATTGTGGTTTCCAGTGTTCATCCCCATTATAATATCCTTCAGCTTGTTTTCCAAATTCTAAAGAATCCGCTTCATAGTCATTAGCAACTTTCCACAAAGAATCAACCATATTTACAGTTTCAATGTCATCATCTATATTTTTCTTTATTCTTTTTTTAGGTATTTCAATAATCTCATGTATATGATTATCTTCTGCTGCAGGAACGGTTCTTAACCCACCCACTTCAGGTTCATCAAAAACTTTATGTGTATGACTCTTACTTAAAGAACTTATTCCAATCCCTGATTCTTCATCCAGATAGACAAAATGTATATGCCTGATCTCTTTAGTTCTTCTTGTTTGCATTAATTTCATTACTAAACCCCCATATAAGATTTATCATTATTCCCGCTATTCTTTAAAGACTCATATTCATCATCGTCATCCCATTCATCTTTTGGCTTCTGCATATAAACCCGATCATTAAAAAAGAATGTTAAAGCCAGCGCATCCGCTTTATTAGGAGAAGGTAATCCCATTAATTTCAACTTCTCTTTACTAAAGATCTTTATTGCTTTCTCACCTTTATATTCAAATCGGACACTTGCAAGCTCTCCGATAAGTTCGTCATCTTTAGGTATAGATATTGTTCCTTCCTCAAACCTCTTTCTCATTCTCCACCATAATTCATCTCTTAATCGTGGATATCTTATTTTATCGGAAGATTCCCTGGAAGTATTAACAGATCTTACTTTACTTCTGAAATCTGAATGTCTTAAATTATCATAAACACCAGCACCATACCCGATTGTATCTATGCCCCCAATTTTTGGATCTTCCTCAGTTATAACAAGTTTAGTCCATTCTGCAAGTTCAAAAGTATCAAGTTTTTTATATTCATAAATTTTAGGAAGTACAATCCCACCCTCCCTCATCAAAATTATACTCTTATCGTTACCTTTCCAAGCCGGATCCACTCCCATTACTTTACCATAAGCACCTGGAGTTTGCTCAATGGTTCTTTCTGAAGCTTCAATAATCCATTCATAAGGAATAAAAACGTCTGATTCGGAAGCTGGAAAATCACCCTTAACCCTGATTTTATAGAAGTTTGAATCTTTTCCATACTTCGCAGCCATTGTTTTATTCTGGTCACGCGTATTTGTCTCACCCGAAACCTCATCAACATCAGAGAGTTCAGCATCCCAATGTAAACAACACCAAAATTTTCTATACTTTGTGTGTGTACTATGAAAATAACCTGAATTTCTGGTTGGATTTGATATTAAAATTGCATAATCTATAATCCCGGTCATAGATCCTTCAATAGGTTTAAAAACAGCATCCCCAACACCACTGGCTTCATCTACAGCCCTGATAAAATAAGGATTATGTCTACCAGCCAATGCTTCACCTTGTTGATCAGAACTTGCATTTTTAGCAATAGATCTGGCCACGGAAAACCATTCACCTTTTGCACCCTTCATATACATCTTATCAGATTGGACCTCAACAAATTTATCAAGATGTATCTTTGATCTTCTAAGCCATTTTCTAAGATATGGCCATAAAACATCCATTAATGTATGCCCTGTTGGAGCAGTGCTCATTCCGTTGCTATGAGGAAAGCATACCAGCATCCATATAAGCACCCATGCCAAGAAGACATCCTTGCCTGTGTTATGGGTAACAGTGTAATCTCCAAGTAAATATAAGTTATTTCCATTAATTTCAAAACCGTAATAATAACCAACACCCAGGAGTTCTATGGAAATATTTTTAGGGGTTACCTTATTATTAAATTTCTTATACCCTAAATTAATACTTTGTTTGTAATATTCCCATTTTATAAAATCTCTTAAAGAAACATTTGTAATATCTCCAACTTTTTTATCTTCATGTGCAACAATAGCCACCAGAGAAAGTATATGAGATTCATTAACATCATAATAAGACCCATCTAAATATTTAACCCTGTATAAATTTTCCTTACCCTTATACAAACTTAATACTTTTCTAGGGGAATAATCATCCCCCATTAAAGAATCCCCAACTCTTATATCTTGTACTTTTCTAATATCCCCACTATGCATCAATATTAAAGAATCTCTTGCATGACAACCATGTCCGGACCGGATAGTAATACCAAGTTTAAGCGCAAGTTCCTTCTCCTCCGCTGTCATGCGTTGTTTCATATGTTTCTTCCACTTGGCATTAACAAGAGCTTTGACAGCAAGAAGACCCTCTGTCTGCTGGTTACTCGGTTTAGCCCCAATTGCCTCAGTAACAAACAGATAAGGATCAAATCTCCATTTTTTAAAGGTTTTTTCTAGTAGTTCAGTGCTCATTTAAGTCCTTAACACCTCTTTAAAAGTATACTTATTCCTTCGTCCGTTTCTTCTATTTTTTTTATTTCCATTAAACCACAATATCCAACTGCTCTATGGATCAACAATTTTAGATATTCATCTTTAGAATTTATTGTTTGTTGTAATCCCATAGCGTATAAATTTGATTTACTTAAAGCCTTTTCTAGCCTTTTGATTTTTTCTAATTCTAGTTGATTATTCCACCCCATTTAATTCCTCCTCAGAGTTTTTCTCATAAAAAGCCTCCATCTTCCCAATCTTCTTTTTGTCACAAAAGTGATAATAATTAGGATGTGGCATTTCATGGGTCGCCGTGTGTGCACATCTCCAACAGATGAATAGTCTTTCTACACAGTCAGACGTGTGTAGGGCAATAATTGTTTCTTCTACAGGGATTTTTCCCGTGTTATTTAAAACTTTATCCCCTACCATTATATCAATAAAGCTTGTTTCCCAAGGCGAGACTTTATCCATCATCTTTTCCTTTGTTATTTAATTGAGAGAAGCGAAGGTCATCGGAAAGCAGAGTAGCACTACCAACTACTGCGTTTTAAAGTGCTATTTTAATTTGACCTCGCTTCGCAACTCTCAAGATGTTTCACGTGGAACGTTTTATTCTTACCTCAAAGGACAAGTTTTTTCATGGTCACAATCAAAACAAGAATTAAACTTAGAACAGATATCTCTTTCAAATTCTTCCTTAGACATTAAATATCCTTCCAATTCATTTTCAACCATTTGTCCAGACTTATATTCTTTTAAATTATCTTCAGCTTCTTCCAAAAACTGATTAATTAAAAATTGATCATCCACAATTTGTTCTATTTCTAAAACAGAAAAAACTCTTAAAATTCTATAATCCTGACGATCTTTGAATTTAAAAGTTATTTCAATCTCAATCCTGTCCATAAAAGTATTACCCAGAGTCTTATAATCTGTACAGTAAATACGTAGATCGACATGTTCTCCGTGGAAAAATAGTTGAATCTTTTTAAATAGTTGAGCTATCTCTTTCATTTATTTTCTCCAAATAAGCCAAATAAGCCAAAATATTTTACAATCTCTAAATATTCCTTCCTACTAATATTATCAGACAAATAAACGCCTATCTTTTTTGCACAAAAACCCATTACTCCCTCTATTTCAGGACGGCAACCTTTAATAAACCAATTATCTTTTCGATTTTCAAGATATATCCTTCCATCTTTAAATTTAAAAATAGAAGATGGACCATTAACAATTTTTCTAAACCTGTTTTTAAAATCATCCCACTCTTCAAAACTAGAGATATAAAGAATTTTACAGTAAGGGTTATCAATAAAAAATAAAGCTATTTCTAATTCTGTATTAAGTTTAGTGTATTCCATAAATTCTCCTTTTAAGTTTTAGCCCAAAAAACAGGGATTGCTCCCACAAAAATCAAGGTAGCCATTGCTGATCCTATGGTATCTGGGGTATGCCCTCCATATCCAGTAATCATTAAATATAAACCAGTTAGCCAAATAGAAATTTGAAATAATATAAACACTACAAAAATATATTTTTTAAATTTAATCATTATATATCAGTGATCTCCAGTAAATAAATAATTAAGCCTTGTCATATCAGTACTCCGTCTATGAAAATTGCGTCATCTATAGGAAATATGAAAGTTCTTCGCCTTTTTAATTCAACCTCTACCTCTTTAATTGATAACATTACAATTTCGTCATTTACTATATTTGTAAGACGAACGCCAGAGCGTCTATTATTTCTATTATTTCTTATTCCTATGCCAAATTGGGATCCTAAATCAAACTCTTTTAAATTAAACTCTATATATTCCTCAGGAAAAACCTCCCTCGCTAAATCTAAAACCCATTTAAACCTTAGCTCAAGCTTGTCAGGCCAAGTCTTAATAGCATCCCTTAGTTCAGCCGTGGCTTTGTCAAATACAGCTATTTGCCACTGGTGGTGCCAGGAATCGAGATCACTTTGTTTAAATATTAATATATAATTTCCAGCTTTAACCGTGTGAGTGACGATGAATCTTAAATTATTTGTAAGATCTATAAATTTATCATCTATTTTAACCTTGATTTGATAGGGATTACGAAAGCCACTACAAATTCTATCAGCTACCCACCTGTACTCTTCAGAAAAACCTTTGTTTGATATGAGTTGAGCATGGGACTTAGTATTAATATTCGGACTGAGACTAAGGTCGGGGGGGTCCTCCCCCCCCATGCCTTCAATCGTAACACGATATTTGCGATTCGTAACACTATTAAGATCCTCAACAGTCCTTTTCCCCCTGCCAACCTGTTTAATATAACCGTGGATCTTACTTATCGGTTTTCTTTTCCTTTTGGTCACTTTCTTGGTCACTTTTAATATCCTCACCACTATAACTATCTGGTATTTCAGCACTTTTCATGCTGCTTACACTAGATTGATTATCTAGTGGGGTGTTGTTTACTATTTTAATAGAGTTATCCACGTTTGTTATCACCTGTATTAACTGATTTATATTCAAAGTATCAGCTGGTGCAATCTGTTTTATTTTATCCTCAGCAATAGAAAAGGCTAGCATCCAATCCTTAACGTCTCTCCATGACTTAAACCCTATGTTTCTTAATTCGTCGGTCGTCATTACATCTAAGAGTTTACTCTGTATGCTTAACAAACTATATCTTTTGTTC